TTTGTTAAAGTGATTGCTGCATTTGACGCACCAGTAATTTTATTTGCTGCATTTGCATCGGCATAATTTGCCAACAATTTAGCTTCAACTTTATCGTTGACAGCCACCGCCGCCCGTTTTGCATAAAGGTCAAGAGCCGATAAATCATTTTGATTAACATCAACATCATCAACATTAAAGGCAAAATACTGTGCATCATCTACCACCATCGTTTCTTTAGCTGGAGCTAAATCTTGATAGTTAATTGGTGTTGATTTGTTGTAAGCAGAAATTGAAACCGAACCAAGTGTGCGGACGTGAACTGTATCACCCACTTTACCTAGATCACCTTCCCAATCGCGGTTGACCAAAGGCAACATCACGTTGAGCTTATCAAGGTTCATAATCAATTTTTGACTAAAAACCTCAGTTTTAAATGCAGATAAATCGTTTGCCATATTTCCTCATTTAGAGCCTAAAAGAATTTTTACGACCTGTTTTTTCAAAGTCTTGTTTAACTAATTCTTCCGGCGACATTCCTTTTTTGTCTGTAGCTCCACCATCAGCCGTTCCAACTGGTTTGGCAGGCTTGTTGTCAAATAGTTCAGGAAAATCAGATTTTGCGATCTCAAATAATTCTTTCAGATTCTTAACTTGACCTTTTTCATCAAATTCGATTTCATTTTGCAACGCACGATAAACTAAATCGGCATTTTTTGAACCGAGTTTTGTAGCTTCAGTTTTAATCTGATCTTTAGCATCTCGCTCACGCAGTTGCTTTTTGTAATCTTCAAGTTCAGCTTTTAAGCGTTCATCTTCTGAAAGTTTTGCTTTTGCTTCTGCGTCTGAAACCTTTTTTTCCCATTCTTTTTTCTCTTTTGCTAAAAAACGGTTTACATCATCTTGTGTAAACGTTTTATTTACCGTTTGATTTCCCTCAGTAGTTTGACTTTGGCTACTTGAATTATCAGTCTGAGTTCCTGATGCTTGAGCCTGTTGACTATTGCCACCCGCAGTCGTTTGTTGTCCGGCGGTCTGCGTTCCCGCACCCTGAGTTTCCTCAGTTGTATTTGTTTGACTCATACAAGGCAAGTTTAATCTTTATATTTATTGATTAGTAGGATAGTTTGCGAGGTTTGCGTAAAGTTCTAACTTTGCGAGATTTGCGAGATTTGCGAGATTTTGACAAAAAAAGAGCCGACATTTTGCCGACTCTTTTAACAATCTTATTTAATTTACGACTATTGTTTTGTCCAAATTTCTTCTAAACTTTTATCTTCGGAATCATTTAAAGCGGATATTTCATCACCTTTTTGGTGATCTTCTTTCTCAAGCCGTTTAAGTATTTCCAATTCTTGTTCTTTTGTAATAGCCATATTATAAGTTTATCTCAAATCCGTTTATTAGTAAATAGTTTGTTAAAATTTCCCAGCTTTTGCCGGTTTTGTCTAAAATAAAAATCATTGAACGACCAGAACCAATTTCTTTCCAAGCTGAACTTCCACCAAGTTTCATTAATTCGTTTAAATCTTTTGCATCTCTAAAACTTCCTGAAAGTTTTGCTTTATCTTCATTGGTCAAAATTCCATTATATCCAAACCTTGCCCAAGTATAGTATCCATTCCATTTTCCTTTTAATAAGTCTTGATAATTTCCGGCAGCAAAAGTATCAATATAATCAATACCAAATTTTTCAGCGTGAAAAACTTGAGTTGCAAAAGATTTAAGACCTGTCCCTCTGGTTGCTCGCTCACTCGTTCTAAAATAATCATTATGAAGTCTTAATAAATTATCTTGATCGCGTGATAAAGTTCGTATTTGAGATTTTACTAATGGATGTTCGACATTAAAAGTTAAGCCATCATTCTCACCAAATTGCACTTTTACTGTGGCATTTTCTAATGCTCCAACCATTCCACCAATTTGATTATTATTTAGTTTTCGACCAAGCAATTTCTCAAGTTTAGTTTTTGTGCCTCTATCAAATACAATTTTAATATTTTGCGGAGTCTCAATAATTTTAGAATTTGGTTTATCAGCTAAAATTTGTGCCAATGGTTTACGATAAATTGATTTACCGAATCGCTTATCATTTTTCCAAGCAACAAAATCTTTCAAATCTTTAATATCGCCCGATTATATTTCTAATTCTTTTAGGACTTTTTCCAAGCATTTTGCAGGGCTAGTTTTTATTTCGGTTTCGGTTAGTCGAATAATTCTCCACTTATTTCTCTTTAGAAAACCATCTTTACACCTATCTTTTGACTTGACTCTTGGTAGATTGTGCCAATAATCGCCATCACACTCGACAACTAATTTTTGATTTATAAAAGCAAAATCAGTAATGTATTGACCAATGACAAATTGTTGTTCAAATTGAAGTTCTGCGTTTATGAATTGGTTTTTCATAATAATTTCAATACTGCTTATTCTAGGCATTTGAATTTGAGAAATAATTGCAGAGCAACGTCTTGAACAAGCACGAAATCGTTTAACTAGCGAGGGTTTTACTTCTTTTTCTTTTCCGCAAATCTCGCAATTCATAATCTTTTTAGGTTTCCATAGTGGGTGGTTTTCGCCCACTACACACATTTTGGTTTTATTTGCACATTCTAAAGAGCAAGTTTTTTGTTGGCGGTTTAGCGGGCGAAACATTTTTCCGCATTCGTTACATTTGTTTTCAGACAGTCGGTTTTTAGAAGGTTTTGAATTACTACATTTTGCTGAACAATACAAGCCTTTTGATTCTTTGCGTTTTTTAGTAAAACTAATTCCGCATTTTAAGCAAATACACTTTCCATAGTCTTTTTTAGGTCTTTTTTGTAAATTCTTACCAACACATTTAGAGTTGCAGTATTGTTTTTTACTACTAATGTGAACTTCAAAGATGTTTCCACATTCTACACAATTTCTAGTTTCTTTTTTTTGAGTCCCGATAGAGCCACATTTACGGCTACAATATTTTCCTGTTGCACCAAACATTACAAAGAAAATTTTACTACAAATTTCGCATACAGAACTTTTTTTGCTTCGGTTTTTGTGGCTCATAATTTTCATTTACTTCCAACTTCTTTGTGAGTATTTTACCCGACCAATAATTTTAACTTCCGATAAATCAAAAGTTTCGGTTGAATGAATGTAGTCAAGTTGCATTTGACCGTTACCGATAAATCTAGCAATTCCACAAAGCCAAACATCGCCTTGATTTATGACAATCACATTTCCGTTTCCAACGGCTTCGCAAGTATCTACGATAATTTCATCGCCGTTTATCATACCTAACTCGCTAAGTTTATTACCAATTATTTCCATACAGATTAACCTTTCAAGATTCTGTGTAGGAACTACTTTTTTATGCGGAAAATCTAAAACTTTAGCTAAATAGGTCATTGTGTTTTACCCCCATAGTTAATTCTGCAAAATAATTGGCTTGTGCTTCGATAACGTAATTTCCTAAAGTTTGTTGATTTTGGAAACTGAATTGAGCTAGTCTTTTACGGTGTAAAAAGTGATGTCCTAATTCGTGGAAAGCAACTTGTAAGTAATCTTTATTTTTAAGTTGCGGTTGAATGCCTATCGCTCTCCAAGTTTTAGTCCACATATAAACGCCTCTAAAAGTATGGAAATCAAAGTCATCAATTAAAATAATATCTTCATCTTTACAAATAAGATAAAAGTCATTTTTAGTAAAGTAACGGTCTAAGATGCCGAATCTTAACCGAAGATTGAAAACCGTTTCTTGAATGTGTTTATCGCCACGCAGGGCTAAAACCACTTGCTTAATGCTTTTAATTTCTATTGTTTTTGTTGTATTATTATTCATACAGTTAATCCTTTTCTTTGAATTGGGTTAGAGAGATTTAAGAAAGCGGACACTTTCTTAAATCTCTTTTTATTTATGCTAACTTGACTCTATCCATTGGAATTAGTTTATCTAAGCCTTCGATTTTGACGTATTGCACAAATCTTGATTTGCTGATGACTTGTTTAACCCTGCCTGTAAAGAAGTTTTCGTCTGTCGGTCTTTCATCTTCACGCCATACCCAAACAATCGCTCTAACTATGTTTCCTACTTTGATTCTGTTTTCCATATTCTTTATTTTCTCCTTGTTTTATTGTCGTTTCCGACTTACAAAGAAATTATACTGACTCGGAATAGTTTTGTCAAGTAAATATACCGCAAAAGAATAGTTTTTTTTAATTATTTATTCCTTTACGGTATAAATAAAATAGTGTATAAATAAAATGGTGAACGATTTTATTACTACAAAAGAAGCATCAGAAAAATTAGGTGTAAGTATGCGTAGAGTTACAGAACTCATAAAAAAAGGAAGACTACCTTCGCTTCAAGTTGGACGTGAACATCTAATCAAAGAATCTGATTTAGAACTTGTCAAAGAACGAAAATCAGGCAGACCGAAAAAAGCAAAATCAGCTTGACAAAACTATTCTCTTACGGTATAGTAATAGAATGGAAATCGAAAATATTAATATCCATTCTCTACCGTTTGTAACTATTCCAGAACGCTCTAATTTGCCAAAAATTGGCGGACTTTATTTTGTTTTATCCGAAAATAAAGCAGTTGAATACATCGGAATTGCTAAAAATCTTAGAAATCGTTGGAAGGCACACAGTTGTTGTGCTGAACTTGAAAGCCCTAAAAAATGTTCAATTGCTTGGTTGGAAATCGAAAACGAAAAGGAAAGAGAAAGGCTTGAATGGTTGCTAATCTCTTCTATTTTGCCTCCACTAAATACAAGATTGAAAACACCATACAGGTCGTCTAAAATCCAAGAACAAGATATAAAATTTACTAAGAATATTGTTGAAGGTTGTGAAAAATACCTAAAGGCATCAGAAGTTGCAGTAATACTAAATGTTAAGCACGTTACCGTTCGTGCTTGGTTAAAAAAAGGTTTATTTCCAAACGCTAAATTGGAAGAAACAATTCTTGGAAAGGTTTGGTTAATTCCTGAAAGTGATGTCAAGAATTTTGAAAAACCGAAAGCAGGTCGTCCACAAAACGAAAATAACTAACTTTCCATTAAAATTTCGGCAAGTGTTTTCTTATAAACAGATTTACCAAAAGTTTTGTGATGACGATACTTCACTAATTCTATTAAATCGAATTGTTTTTCTTTCCAGATTTCAAAATAATTATTTCCAAGTATTTGTTTTTGTGTTTCTTCTGGTTGTTCTAAAAACCACTCCAACCCTGTTTTTCTTTTATAATCAAACCTTTCAAGGATTGGGACACTTACGCACCTACAATTTATGTGCTTCGGCATTGTTTCATTAACGCTGTAAATTTTTCCGTCAAGTATTAAACACAAAATACAAGTTCTACTTGAGAATGAGCAAATTCTTTTGTATTTAGTAATTCCGTTTGTTCTGTATATTTCTAAATTGGTTAATAATCTAACCCTATTAACTTCAGTTCTCGCCAAACTCAACGCACGTTGACGAGTAATATCGCCTGTTTGAGTTAATCTTCGAGCAATTGTATTAAAATTTGTGCCAACTGCTACGCCTTTTATTACTTCTTGACGAATCTTCTCAGCGACCATCGGAGCGAGTTGCTCTTTGTAATAATCCAAAATAGGCGAGCCGTCGCCCATCAAACCAACTGCATTTTCGATAACTCTCTGTGAAAAAGACGCAGCAACGCGGAGACTTGGCGACTGTGCAATTGAATTGATTAGTTCTGTGGTATTTTCGATAGCAGAATTTACTGCGTTTGTTTGTTCACGAATTAATTTTGGCGTAATTTGTGAGCCAAATTCGGTGATGATATTTTTGACTGAATCAATAAATTCTTTGAGAGAGTTTTGCCTGAGAATCCAACCGATTGAAATTTCGTCGCCATTATCGCGTGCAGTTTGAATTTTGCTTTGAAGTTTTTTGAATTCGTTTTGTAGTTCTTTTTCAATTAATTGATACGCTTCAATAATTTGCCGAAAAGTTGATTCTTCACGGTCAATGATTGCTTGGCGATGTTTTTTGAGCAATTCATCTATGGCAGACATTCTTTTATCAAGCTGGTCAGGTCATCACATAAATCAATAGCACAATCTATTAATTCATTTACTGAAAAATGAATTAAAAATTCATGTAGCGGCATGCCCAAAACGAATTTATTGCCCTCTATTTGATTTATTTCAAATTCTTTACCTGCAATTCTTAACTTCATCAACTTATTCCTGCATTAAAATCTTGAATTTGCGAATCTTTTTTGGCTTGAGTAGCTGCTAAAATTCGTTGAATTTCATCTGCTCCATATCCGGCTTCAGTAAATAAAGTTTCTTCATCAATGCCTAATTCTTTTTTCAGCAACAAATTTTCGAGCTTTTCTTTTTCTGACAATTCGCCGGCATCAATCCAATTTGTAAAAAGTTGAATATCCTTTTTACCTTTTTCAATTAACAAAGCAAACGCCATCACATCAGCCCAAATTTGACCAAAGGCATTTTGTTTTAGTTTGCATTTTGAGATAAAACGAGTTTCTGATCTGCGTTGAGATTCACCTGAAGGCGATTGTCCACTCGTTTGCATAAAATAATGCAACGGCGTTCCGGTAATTGTAGCAATATCAGTTTTGAATGATTCTTTGACCTTTAAGAAATTCTCTAAATTCGCGGCGGAAAATTCACCAAATTTTGTATCAATGCTTTCAGAAGTCCAGAGTCTTTCAATGCCACTCAGAAACGGAGGTTTAGGATTACCGGCATCATCATATTCATTTTCTAACCCTGTCGCGTATCTCTGTGGAAGTGCCGCAAATTCCGATCCAACCATCATATCGCAAACGGTTTTATTCAACGCATTTTGAATCGGAATCGCATCAACTGATTCAGCCTTGCCGGAATTGGCAATATCAGCATTATTTGGAAAGTGAAAGACCGGCACAATTTTGTATGGATTCTCAACTTTAGGTTCCTCTGCGAATGCCTGAAAATCCTTTTCAGCAGGTAATCCGTTTTTGGCTTCTTTTTTAGAGATGTATTTTTCAATTCTGTCAGCGTAATAAAGATTTAATCTTGCAAATTTATTTGAATCTATCCACCCCTTAGCTGCCCAAGAAATTTTGCCTGGAGTTTCTTCATCATAAAATACACAAACATTGTCAGCTTTTTGCGGATAAATAGTTGTTTTTTTGTTTGAATCAACCCAAACAATGATATAACTATCGCCTTTTTTTAATGATTCTTTATGAACTAAATCAGATCGAACATCTAATCTATTTGCTTGCCAAATTTTCCAAACC